CATATGATTTGGGAATTTCTTCAGTTCATAATTTTATAGCTAATGATTGTTTTGTTCATAATTCATGGTTTCTCCAAGAACTGGCTGTTGAAGCTATGATGAACAGAAGAAAGGTAGCATTTATTTCTTTGGAGATGGATTCAGTTGATATGGCGGTAAGGTTTTATGAAGAGATTACAACAAGAGGATTGGAAAAAGGATTGTATAGGTTTCCTGTTTTTGATTGTGTGTATAATAAGGAAGGTAGTTGTACTAGACCTGAGAGGGTTTGTTCAGTTTCTATTGATGATGATGAGGTTGTTAAGGGAGAGTATAAACCTTGTACTGCTTGTGTTGGAAAGGAGGATTCGGAGTATTCATTTGATGTATCTTTTGTAGAGAAGGAGAGGCCAAGGTTGACAATTAAAAGTGTTAAGAATGCTATTGAGAAGTTTAGGAGAATGTTTGGTTCAAAATTGTATAGGCAGATAAGTTTACCTGCTGGCATAGCATCTCTAGGTGATGTAGAAGGAAAACTTGATGAGTTAGAAAGCATGGATTTCATTCCAGATGTAATCATACTTGACTATGCAGATATCCTGAAAGGAACTACAACTCAGGAGGATCTTGATAGAGTTTGGATAAGATTGAAGGGAATGGCTTCCAAGAAGAATTGTTTGGTAGTTACTGTTAGTCAGTCTAATAGAGCAAGTACGGATAAGTTCCTTCTGTCTCAGAAAGATACTTCAAAGGATATAGGGAAGATTGACCAGGTAGATGTAATGCTTACACTTAATCAAACGAATGAAGAAAAGGGGAGAGGGATAATAAGGTTAGGTTGCATTGCTCACAGATGGAAGAAGTTTGATATTTACAGACAGGCTTATATCTTACAACAATTGGATCTAGGTTCTCCTATGTTGGATTCTCTCCTCCTTCGTGTTAAAGAAGATGAGTGAGATTTGTTGGTATAGTTTTGAGAAAAATTTGTATAATAAGGCAAAGGAAAGAAGGATGAGGAAAGATAGATAGATTTATAGGGAAAGGGGGAATTCATGAATGTATCCACAGAAGTTCTTTGTATATTAGAGCAATGTGAATGCAAAGGTAACTTGTTGTATTTACCTAAGGTTCAATTAGAGAGAAAACTATATTTAGCAGTAAATAAAGTATTGGAAGCTGCTGGTGGCAGATGGAGTAGGAAAGAGAAAGCACATGTATTTGATAGTGATCCTGGAGATATAATAGAAACTATTATTTTGACAGGGTCTGTTGTAGATAAAAAACGAGAATTTCAATTCTTTGAGACTCCATTATGGTTAGTTGATGAAATGATTGCTTTTGCTAATATAGTCCCAGGAGATGTTATATTAGAACCTTCTGCTGGTAAAGGAAGAATAGTTAGTAGATTAAAAGAGTTGTATCCTAATAATAAGGTGGCATGTTGTGAATTGGAAACTAGTAATTATGATAGTTTAGTAACCAAGGGGTTTTATGTGGCAGAGAGAGATTTTTTCAAATATGAGGAAAAAGTAGATAAGATTATAGCTAATCCTCCATTTTCAAAACAACAGGATATAGATCATATTACACACATGATAGAGGTGTGCAGAGAGGGTGGAAGAATAGTTACTATAGCATCTCCTGGTATTACATTTAGAGAGAATAATAAAACGAAGACTTTTAGGAATTTATTGGAATCAATGAAGGAATATTTCACTAAGAAGTTGCCAGAGGGGACCTTTAAGGAGTCAGGGACTATGGTAAGGGCTGTTTTGTTAGTCATAGATAAGTAGTTGTGGTAGTTCATAAAATTTCAAACCAGTTAAAAGAAAGGGGAAATGAAAATGAATCGGATGAAGCTATTAGAGGTATTGGATAAAGCAAGGTTGGGGCTTGCATCAGGAGATGTAATAGATCAAACTACTTGTTTTGTATTTGAGAAGGACAAAGTGTTGACTTATAATGACGAAGTTTCTGTGTTTTGTCCTTTGGAGGGCTTAGATGTTGAGGGTGGTGTTAAAGGAGTGGAACTTTACAAGTTATTGGAAAAGACAACAGGGGATGAGGTACAAATAAGTGTAAAAGATTCAAAATTAGTGTTGACCAAGGATAATATGAGGGCAGAATTGTTGATGGAGAAGGAAATTACTCTCCCAAGTATGGACTTTGAAAAGTTTGAATGGAGTTCATTACCTAATGATTTTATAATGGGTGTTAATTTTTGTCTTTTCTCTTGTTCAACGGATATGACTCGTCCTGTTCTTTCTTGTGTTTATGTGAATAAAGAGAAAGGGGTGATAGAATCTACTAACAATCATCGTCTTAGTCAATTTAAATTGAGTGGTGATATAGCATCTTCTTTTTTATTACCAAGTGTGTCTGCCAGGAAATTAGTTCATTATGAAGTTGGGGAGCTAGCTTTTAGTGAAGGATGGGTACATTTTAAGACAGATGATGGTTGTATATTTAGTATTAGAACTTATGGAGGAAAATTTCCAAATACAGATGTTGTGGTTAATTATTTTAGGGAAGGGAATGTTACAGACAAAGTTTATTTTCCAAAAGATTTGGAATCTGTTCTTGATAGAGCGATGATTTTTTCAAAAAGTGGAGATGAAACAGTTCGTTTAGTTTTTAAGGGGGGGAAGTTAACTGTACAAGCAGAAGGGGAGGTTGGTTATTTTGAGGAGGGAATGAATACAGAATATAAAGGGAAAGAGTTTTCTTTTTTGATTAATCCTTCTTATTTATGTGATATTTGTACAAAAACTGATTATTTTCAAGTCATTGAGGATTCAATGGTGAAGTTTGAAGGAGATAATTGGGTTCATGTTATTGCTTTGATTAAAGCATAAGTTACGATAAGGACAATTCTATGGGATTCCTTTTTGATTTCAGTGATGAGGTAGATTTGTTTCATAGGGGTAAGGAAAGGAAAAAGAAAGCTAGCAAAAAAGTAGGTGTTAAGGAGGGAAGGAGTAGAAAGAGGATAACTAGAAAAAAGATGCTCAATCCTTGTGAACAGTGCGGTTTGTATAAGGCTTGCCTGACCCCAAAAATGAGCCCTACAGGAGAAGGTAGATTAAGATGTCTGATTATTGGTGAGGCTCCTGGTGCAACTGAAGATGAAGTAGGAACTCAATTTATAGGATCTGCTGGGCAGATTCTTAGGAGACATTTAAGAAGGAATGGAGTTGAGTTAGATAGAGATTTTTGGAAAACTAATGCTGTCGCGTGTCGTCCTCCAGACAACAGAAAACCTACAAACAGGGAATTGAAATATTGTTCTGTTAATCTCAAGAAAGCGTTTGATACTTATAGACCAAAATTTGTTTTTCTTTTTGGTGATACTGCTTTGACGGCATACTTTTCTTTGTTTCATCCTGAAAACAAAAGTACTTTGAACAAACTAAGTATAGGTGATATACATGGACAAATCATCCCTGATTTGGAAGCGGGTGTTTGGGTCGTTCCTCTGTATCATCCTTCTTTTCTTCAATATACTAAAGATGCTGAGGCGATATTTGCTAAAGACTTACGGAAGGCAGTTGGCTGGATAAAAAGAGATAAGGAACTTCCTAATGTAGATGTTGATATAAAATTGCTGACTAGTCATGAAGATGTAATCACCTTATTAAAGGGTCTATCTTCATCTAAAGTTATTGTTTTTGATTATGAAACCAACTCCTTGTTTCCTTTCAAAGGAATAAGTAAAATTCTTACGATATCTGTGGTTGGTAAGGGTAATACTTCTTATTGTTTTCCTTTTCAATATAGGAATCATTGGAAAAAGGAAGAGTTAGAAGAAATTGAGAATTTGTGGAAGAAAATCTTAGTAAACCCTTCCATTAAAAAAGTGGCTCATAATGTGAAATTTGAGGATATATGGTCAAGGAATATTTTAGGTGTTGTTCCTGAAGGTTGGGTGTGGGATTCTATGATTGCGGCTCACATATTGAATGAAGCACCAGGGACTACGAGATTGAAAGTTCAAACGTTCCTTAATTTTGGTTATATTGGATATGAAGAGGAAGTGGCTCCTCATATGAAAGGGAGAGGAGAATTTAACATCAACACGTTGGAGGAAGTAGATTTTCCTGTTTTAGGTAGATATAATGCTTTAGATTCCTACTTTACGAATTTGCTTTTCAAGAAGCAGCAAAGGCTTATGAACTCTGAAGATCGAAGGGCTATGGATTTTAGTATGGAAGTTACTAATATGTTGTGTGACCTTCAAGTTAGGGGGATTCGAGTAGATACAGATTATTTGCTCAAGGCCTATCAGGAATTGGAAAGGAAATGTAGCAGGTTGTTGAGTAAGTTGGGCTCTTCTAAGGAGGCACAGATTTTTCTTAAGAGAGAAGGAAGAGAGGTAGATTGGAACTCAACAAAAGATTTGAGGGTTCTTTTCTATGATATAATGAAACAACGACCTTCTAAATTAACTCGTTCTGGGGTTTCATCTGTTGATAAAGAAGCATTGGAAGGGAATAGTTCTGAGTTGGCGAAGGAACTTTTAAGGTTGCGAAGATTGGAAAAGGTAAAATCAACTTACATAAAACAAATAGAGAGGGAAAGTTTCAATGGAATGATATATCCTTCAATAGATATTCATACGGTACGTACTTATAGAACATCTTCTAGTCGTCCAAATCTTCAGAATATTCCAAAGAGGGAGGAAACAGCGAAGAAGTATGTAAGACGTGCTTTCTATCCAAGGAAAGGACATAAGCTACTTAGTGCAGATTATAGTGGTGCTGAAGTGAGGATAATGGCCTGTTATAGTAAAGACCCTGTTCTTATTGATTATTTGAAAACAGGTTATGATATGCATAAGGAATGGGCAGCCAAATTGTATCGAAAACCTATTTCTTCTGTTACTAAGAAAGAACGTTTCAATGCTAAGAATGGTTTTGTGTTTCCTGAATTTTATGGTTCTTGGTATGTATCTGTTGCTAAGAGTTTGGGATTGTCTGAGAATCATGTGAAGAGAGTTGAACAAGAATTTTGGAAAGTGTTTAAGGTTATGAAGAAGTGGCAGGAGAATCTATGGAAAAGTTACCTGAGTAAGGGGTATGTGGAGTATTTCTTTGGTTTCAAAAGAAAAGGTGTGATGAATAGGAACAGAGTAATAAATTCTCCAATACAAGGAACAGCTACACATTGTTTATTGTGGTCGATGTGTAAGATAAATGATGAATTTAAGGGGAGAGATTTTGATTCAAGGGTTATCTATGAGATTCACGATGAAATAATGTGTGATGTTAATCCTTCTGAAGAAGAGGAAGTAAAGGAGGTAGTTGAGAGGGTTATGACTAAAGATATAGTTGATGCTTTTCCTTGGATAGTTGTTCCTTTTGAAGTAGAGATAAGTGTTGGGGAGATAGACAAATCTTGGTACGAGTTAAAGTAGATAGTAAAAGGAGGAGAAAATGCCTGGACTACATGTAGAGTTGAGACCTACCTCTTTTGATGAGATGGTAGGGAATGAAGGTACAATAGAAAGTTTGAAAAACATTCTTTCAAGGGATAGAAAGAAAATTCCTCATTCTTTTCTCTTCACTGGACCTCCTGGATGCGGCAAAACATCCTTGGCAAGGATATTGGCCAAAGAGTTAGGAGCAAGTGAATGGGATATTATTGAACAAGATATTGGGCAGATTCGTTCATTGGATTCTATTCGAGAGATAAGGAGAAAGGTTTCTTTATCTCCAATGAAAGGAGATGTTAGGGTATATATACTTGATGAAGTCCATCTGCTGTTAAGTGATTCTCAGAATGCTCTGTTGAAGATTTTGGAAGAACCACCCTCGCATGTATATTTTATGTTGTGTACTACTGATCCTGATAAGCTAATAAATACAATCAAGTCCAGATGTTCTGTTTATACTGTGTCTTCTTTGAATAGACAAAAGATGATGATTTTATTAAAAAGGGTTTGTCAGCTTTTAAATCTTGAGTTAGGAAGAGAAGTTCTAGGGAGTATTGTAGCTTCTAGTGAAGGCAGTCCCAGAAAAGCTTTAGTTTTCCTTGACCAAGTTAGAGGGATGAATTCTGAGAAAGCCTTAGAAGTCATTAAGAATCTTACTTCTAAGAATATGTCAGTGATTGATTTATGCAGGGCAATTAACTCTAGGGATTCTGTTGCTGTAGCTGACATTCTGAGTAAAATAGATGAAGATCCTGAAAAGGTTAGAAGAGCTGTTTTGGGTTATTTTGGTAAGGTTCTCTTAGGTAAGATGGAGAAGAAAAGGGATTTTTCTTGGGAGTTGTTTGTACTTGAAGCCTTTGCAGATGATTATTTTAGTTTAGGAAAACAAGGGTTAATTTTGTCTTGTGGAAGATTGTTTCATTCGAGAAAAAGGTGAAGAGTTGAAGGGTGTTTTGGAAAGAAATTGTATAATAAAGGTGAAAGGAGAGTAAGTATGAGCGATGCCAGTGAATTGAAAAAGCAGTTAGCGATTGACAAGTATGCATTGGATGATGAATGGGTAGAGCAACCTGCTAGGTACTTTTATTGGGCAGAGAAGTATGCAGATGCGGTTAGAAATAGAGATTTGAAAATGAAAGAGTTGGAGATGGTTAAAGCAGAGGTAGATAGAGATATAAGGTCTAATCCTGGTAAATATGGGTTAGCAAAAGTGACTGAGGGAGCAGTTTCTGCACTTCTTTCTCTTGATGAGTCAATAAGGAAACTTGAATTAGAGTTGATTGATTTAAAGAGAGATGTAAATATACTTTCTGCTGCTAAAGATGCTTTTGATCAGAGGAGGTCAGCCTTGGAGAACGAAGTTCGTCTATGGATTGCTCTTTATTATTCAGATCCTTATTCGAAGAAAGGAGGAGAAGAAAAAGTAAGAGATGAGATAAGAAGTAAGTTAAGGAAGAAAGGAGGTAAGTAAGATGAAAGAGGAACTTTATTACTGTTTTTTGTTCCTTGTGTTTCTTTTGGGTTCTTACCTATGGTTTAGGGTAGTTTCTCATGCAGTGTTTCTGTCATTTTTTAGGTTACTGGATGAGAGGGTACAAGAAATAACAATGAAAAAAGTAAAAGTAGATAGGAGGAAAGAAAATGAGGAAGAAAGGGTTGCGTAGTCGGTTTGAGGAGAGGATGAAAAGGTCTGAGGAGACCAAGGATTCTTTTGGTTCTTTCAAAACAATTTTTAAGGACTCAGTTCCTGCAGAAAAGTTCTGGAAGTGTGGAAAAGGACAACATTTGATAGACATAATTCCTTATAAGGCAGGCAAGTTTGATCCTGTGGCAGAAGAAGGAGAAGATACCTATGTTTTGGATTTATGGGTGCACCAAGGAGTTGGTGTTCTGGATGCACAGTATGTGTGCCCGTTGCGGAGTTATGGGAAGCCTTGCCCTATCTGTGAGGAGATAAAGAGGTTAAAAAGTGAAGATGATTGCGATGAAGATTTAGTTAAGAGTCTCCAACCTAAAAGGAGAGTAATCTACAATATTTTCTGCCAGGACAATCCTGAGGAGGAGGCTAAAGGAGTGCAGATTTGGGAGGTAGCCCATTGGTTTGCTGAGAGACAGTTTATTTCCTTGGCTAGGATTCCAGCTAAACATGGAAAGGTAGAGCAAAGGATGATTTACTTTCCCGATCCTGATGTAGGGGTGAGTATTGCATTCAGTAGAGATGGAGTAGGAGCAACAAGTACTTCTTATTCAGGGTATCAGTTTGTTGATAGGGAAGACAAAGAGTATATTAAGGAATTAATGAAGGATGCTTTTGTTCTTGATGAAATTATTCATATCCCTACATATGAAGAGATAGAGAGGGATTTCAAAGGTTTGGAGGAAGAGGAAGAAACAGAGGATGCTATAAACATTGAAGAGGCGTTTGAAGAAGAAGAACAGAGGGAAGAAGAATACGAGGAAGAAGAGCTTGAATCTGAGGAAGATGAGAATGAAAAGGAAGAATCAGTAGTAGATGAAAGAACAAAAAGGAGATTGGAGAGGAAGAAGAAAAGCACAAAGAAAAACAAAAAAGAAGAGGAATGCCCTTTTGGTCATATCTTTGGTGATGATATAGATGCTTATGATGATTGCGACAATTGTCCTGTTTATGGTAAGTGTGAAGAAGCATATGAGGAGAAACATTCATCATGAGAAAATTAAAAAAGAAGACTTCATCTTCCAAGAAGGTAGAGGAAGAGAACAACACCCCTGAATTTTCTTCCTCTACCTCCCCTCCTTCCTATAGTTATGATGATGAAGATTTACTATCTACTGGTTCTACCTTGTTAGATTTGGCAATTTCAGGGGGTAGGAGTAAATTTGGTGGGATTCCTAAAGGGAAGGTAGTAGAGATTTTTGGGCCTGAAAGTTCAGGAAAAACAGCCTTATTGTCAGAAGCTTGTTCTGCAGCTCAGAGTAAAGGAGGAAAGATTCTGTTCTTAGATCCTGAAGGAAGACTAGATAAAGAGTATTCTCTTCTCTATGGATT